GTGTTGTGTTTATGTGTGTAAAACCACCAGAAATTAAGCCTTTAATCTGGGGAGAACCTGCATATCAGGAATTTATACTAAAACCTGAAGATTTTGACCACTGGGAAGCACAGTGGTGGAACCGAGTGGAACAATACTACAAACAGAACTGATAAATATTCTATAAGAGGATATTTTCATGGCTGTTGTTCAAATAAGCAGAATTCAAATACGTAGAGGCAAAGCTAATCAAGGAACTGGATTCCCACAGCTTGCATCTGGTGAACTAGGTTGGGCGATTGACTCTCAACAGCTATATATCGGTAACGGTGCTGTTAGCGAGGGCTCTCCTGCTGTAGGTAATACTAGGATTTTGACCCAGACTGACTTGTCAGGTACTAGTAATCTATTACAACAGCTACAACACATTTATAAAGTTAATGATGTTTCTATCGTTACTGGTCCAAGTGCTAACAGCCCTATTCAAAGAACACTACAAAATCGCTTAGATGATAGTGTAAGCACTATAGATTTTGGAACAGTAGGCGATGGCATAACTGATGATACAGCCGCACTACAGCGAGCTATTAATCAATTATTCCTAAATGCTACTACACCAGCATATTCAAATACAGTCTCAGGCACTTCAAAGCGCATCATTTTACAAATGCCTGCAGGACAATTTAACTTATCAAGCACAATTTATATTCCAAGTTATGCTAGTTTAGTTGGAGCAGGTTCAGATAAAACTGTATTGTACTATAATCCAGTTAGTACTATTACTGGCGCTACGACAATAACATCTACAGTTATTACTACTACTGCCGCCACAGCTAAGATGGTAGGTGCCGCAGTATCTGGTACAGGTATACCAGTTGGAGCAACTATTTCTAGTGTAGTAGTTGGAACAAGTATAACAATCAGTTCGGCAGCAACAGCCACCGGCGCATCTGTATCTATTACAGTAACGCTCGCAGGTGCCGCAATACAATTCGTCAATGATAGTTCTACTATTGGAAATCCTAGTAGCATTGGTAGCACACTTGGAACTACACAACCAAGAAATATTTTAATTAAAGATTTAACTATTTGGACTCCTACAGGAAAGAATACCTGTTTACAATTAGATGCTGTTAAAGAAAGTGTATTTGAAAATCTACATCTACAAGGTGATTGGAATTCTAGTTTAAATTCATTAAGTTGCGGCATTTATATGCAGGCTGTAAGTTCCATTGTTACTTGTGAAAGAAACATATTTAAAAATATTAAATTTGAAAAGTTTAGCTATGCAGTATCTACTCTAAGTGATGTAAGATATAATTCATTTATTGATTGTTTTGTAACAGATGCATATCAAGGATTCAGTTTAGGTGTTGGTGCTAACGGAAGTTCAAGCGGCCAGCAGTACGGTCCTCGTGAAACTGAAATTGTTAACTGCAAATTTTATAATGTACGTAGACAAGCAGTTTATGTTGGTTTAGGAACAGCTAATACTACTAGAGATTGTAAGTATATTAACGTAGGTAATAACGGTGCAGGTAATACTGGTGCAGTTTATCCACAAGTATATTTTACCAACTATGGTAATACTAGTCAAAATGATTATAGTGATAGAGCTAGTGATCTTGCATCATCTAACTTAACAGTACAGTATGTTCCAGAAGTTTCTGGACATGGTACATATTATCTAGCAGGCACTAGAGGTGTAGTATTAGGTTTCATCAGTAGTACTCCAACATTAGCATTTAGATTGCCTTGTTCAACTACTGTGATGGGAATTCCTAATAGTTCAGTAACTTATTCAATATCATACATTTATAAAAGTTCAGCTAACAACTTTACACGCAGAGGTGTTATAACTATATCAGCGGACGTTGACAGTAAACAAATCCAACTAACTGATGATTATGATTTTGCAGGCGTAGACTCGACTGGTACAAACGCACTAATTTTAGATTTCAAAGGCTATTTCTTAGATGCTAGTGGTGCAATTTATACTGGAGCAGGTGGACAGTCGGTAACTTCGATTGGTGTATACTATACCAATAACTTAAATGGCGATACTGGGACTATGGCCTATTCATATACAGCCAATCTCTAATTTTACCATCTCGGTAGACTTAGTTTTAAAATACGTATATTATTAACTTTATCATGATGATAAGGTATCCGAATAAAAAATTCCACTCTTTTTTGCGGTTTTTGGCCGCCTAAACCGTTGAGTCATAATAAGTTTTGTCTCTGTTGGCTAGTACTATAAATACTTCCTAAACAGAGTAAGTAATAATAATATTTTCGAAAAGTAAATGGACAATGAGCAAAATAACAGTAATTAAAAGAGATGGAAGTAAAGAACCGCTGACAATCGAAAAGTGGCAGGCTCAAGTAGCCAAGGTTTGTAAAGGCATAGCTGACGTTAGTCAGAGTATGATTGAAATTAAAAGTCAACCGCACTTTTACGATGGAATTACTACAGAAGAAATTGATGAGATAACATTACGTGCTATTGTTAATCTTATCGATGTAGAACACAATCCAGATGTAGGACACACTAACTATCAATATGTAGCAGGCAAACAGCGTTTGTCAATGCTACGTAAGGATGTATATGGACAGTATGCGGTTCCGCACCTGTATACTATCGTTAAGAAAAATGTAGAAGTTGGATTATACACACCGGAACTACTCGAGTGGTATACTGAAGACGACTGGAACAAGATGAATGAAATGCTGGATCATGAAAAGGATGAACAGTATGGCTATGCGGCTATCGAACAGTTGATAGAAAAGTATTTGGTTCGCAATCGTGCGACAAAGGAAACATATGAAACTCCACAAATTAGATATATTGTGGCAGCGGCTACAGTCTTCCATAAGGAAGAACCTAACTCAGCCAGGATGCGTTACATTAAAGAATACTATAATGCGGCATCCGATGGTTTGTTTACTCTTGCTACACCTGTGTTGGCAGGCCTTGGCACTCCTACTAAGCAGTTTTCTAGTTGTGTGCTTATCCGCAGTGACGACGACCTGGATAGCATATTTGCTTCTGGAGAAATGATGGCCAAGTATGCCAGCAAACGTGCAGGCATTGGTTTAGAGATCGGTCGACTACGCCCATTGGGCTCCCCAATTCGCGGTGGCGAAATCATGCATACTGGTATGATACCCTTCTTGAAGAAGTGGTTTGGAGATTTAAGAAGTTGTTCACAAGGAGGCATTCGTAATGCTAGTGCTACAGTTTTTTATCCTATCTGGCATCATCAGTTTGATGATCTTATTGTGCTTAAAAATAATCAAGGAACGGAAGAGACTCGAGTTCGTCATATGGACTACGGTGTCGTCCTTAGTGCGTTCTTTTGGAGACGCTTTAAGAATAAGGAAGACATAACATTCTTTGATCCTAATGAAGTTCCTGACTTGTACGAAGCATTTTATAAGAATACCGCGTTATTCGAAGAGCTGTATGTAAAATATGAAAAGCGTAAAGACCTACGCAAGAAAGTCATGAATGCAGAAGATGTGTTCAAAGGTGGTATTCTAAAAGAACGTACCGATACAGGACGTATCTATTTGGTATTCATTGACAATGTACAGAATCAAGGACCATTTGATCCTGAGTATCATACCATTTATCAAAGTAACTTATGCTGTGAAATCCTATTACCTACTCGACCTTTTAAGCGTCTCGATGATGCTGATGGCCGCATTGCTCTTTGCACACTCGGCTCGATCAACTGGGGAGCATTCCGTAATCCAGAAGATATGCGCAGGGCTTGCCGTATTCTACAGCGTAGTCTATGCAACATACTTGATTACCAGGATTTCTTATCCATACAGTCTAAGTTAAGCAATGACGAAATACAGCCATTGGGTATTGGTGTTACTAACCTAGCCTATTGGCACGCCAAGCGTGGACTCAAGTATGGCGAAAAGGATGCTCTACAAGATGTTAAAGCATGGATGGAACATCAAGCATTTTATCTAACAGAAGCTACTGTAGAGCTAGCACGTGAGCGTGGCCCATGTAAGGACTCTGCTAAGACACGTTATGGCAAGGGGCTCTTTCCTTGGGAACTACGTGCCAAAGGTGCTAATGAACTAGCAGACTTTACCCCTGAACTTGATTGGGAACCACTCCGCGACCAAATGAAATTGCATGGAGTTCGCAATGCTACACTTATGGCTATTGCACCAGTTGAAAGCAGTAGTGTTGTTATAAACAGCACTAATGGAATTGAAATGCCTATGAGTTTGATTAGTGTTAAAGAATCAAAGGCAGGGTCATTTACGCAGGTTGTTCCAGAGTATCATAAACTTAAGAACAAGTATCAATTAATGTGGGAACAGAAAGACTGTACTGGCTATTTGAAAACTGCGGCTGTACTAGCGGCCTATGTTGATCAATCGATTAGTACTAATACATTTTACAATCCAGCACACTGGGCTGATCGTAAGGTACCTACTACATTAATCGTTAAAAACTTAATGCAAGCTCAACTATGGGGTATCAAAACATTCTACTATAGTTTGATTAATAAGCAAGGTAGTAAGGCTACTGAAGAACTACAACCAGAACTACAGGTTAACGGCGTTCAACTAAATGGATACCATCAAGAAGAAATTGAAGATGATTGCGAGGCATGTAAACTATAATGGACGCATACGACTTACATCAAGAATTATTTAAAGCATGGCAAGAATTGGCCCATAAACCTGACGCAGGTTCTATAAAGAAAACTTGGAGTGAAGTTCCAGTATATGTTGATGGTAAACCAGTTAAGCGAGTAATAATAGTAGACGGACAAATAACATTGGAAACAACATGAGTCAAGCTCAATATAATTTAAAAACTAAAACAGACTACCTAGGTCGTAAGATGTTTCTGGACCCAGCAGGACCAGTTACTATCCAACGTTTCGAAGAAGTTAAATATCCTAAGATTCAAAAGATTGAACAGACTGCACGTGGTTTCTTTTGGGTTCCTGAAGAAATTAGTTTAACTAAGGACGCTAATGATTTTAAAGATGCTAGCGATGCAGTTAAACATATCTTTACTAGTAATCTATTACGTCAGACAGCATTAGATAGTTTACAAGGCCGTGGACCTGCACAAGTGTTTACTCCAGTATGCTCATTGCCAGAAGTAGAAGCACTAATGTATAATTGGAGCTTTTTTGAAACTAACATCCACAGCCGCAGTTATAGTCATATCATTCGTAATATCTATAATGTTCCAAAAGATGTTTTCAATACGATACATGATACAACAGCAATCGTTGACATGGCTTCAAGCGTAGGAGATTACTATGATGCATTACACGCTATCAATTGCCGTAAAGAATGTGGCGAAAAGATTAATGAAAAAACTCACATCAAAGCGATTTGGTTGGCACTACACGCGAGCTATGCATTGGAAGCATTCCGCTTCATGGTTTCATTTGCCACCTCACTAGCAATGGTTGAGAATAAGATCTTTATTGGTAATGGCAACATTATTAGTTTGATCTTACAAGACGAACTACTACACAAGGAATGGACTGCACTAATGATTAATAGTGTAGTAAAAGAAGATCCTAGGTTTGCCGAAGCTCGTGCAGAATGTGAACAAGAAGTGTATAATATGTATATGGATGTTATCCGTGAAGAAAAGGAATGGGCCGATTATCTATTCAGCAAAGGTCCTGTGATTGGACTTAATGCTAATATTTTAAAAGAGTTTGTTGATTTTACAGCAACAAATGCTCTTAAGGATGTTGGAATTAAATATAATAATCCTGCTCCAAAATCTACACCTATTCCTTGGTTTAACAAGCATAGCGATACAAGCAAGAAACAAACAGCACTACAGGAGAATGAAAGTACTAACTATGTCATTGGCATTATGAGTGAAGCCATTGACTACAGTGAATTACCCGAACTATAAAATGATTACAGTATACAGTAAAAATAACTGTCCGTTTTGTGACAGAGCAGTAGCCCTACTAGAAAGTAAAGGTATTGAATTTAAAACAATTAAGGTTGAAACAGATCCAACTGCTAAAGAGTTTTTAATGGATCAAGGCTTACGTAGTGTTCCACAAATTTTCAAGGACGGCGTTCTCCTTCCAGGCGGCTATCAAGGCCTAGCTGGTAAAGACGAAGAATTTTTTAACACACTAAAAGGATAACCATGCTAATTAATAAAGGTATTACACCAGGCGAGATTGTAACAATTAAAACGACTGCGGGCGAAGAAATTGTCGCTAAACTAGTTGAAGAAAATCCAATGGGCATCACTGTTGCTAAACCATTGGTACTAACCGCAGGACAAAAAGGCATTGCCCTAGTTCCCTTCTTGTTTACAACGGACCCAGATGCTAATATTACTATCAGCAAGGG